TTTTCCATTCGCGCTTTTGTCAAAGATGAGATAAAGGATAAAGGGGCGGAGCTTGAGCCCCTTTTCCTTTTCTCTTTGACTTGACGAAGGAAAAGTCCTTTTAATACCCTTGAAAAGGGTATAGGCTGTATTTTTCCGGAAAAAAACTAGATTTTTTCCTATTTTTCCAATTCCGGAAAGAAAAGAAAAATACTGGACTTTTTCCAAAACTAGAAAAGAAAAATACTGTATTTTTCTTTAGAATTCTTCTAGTATTTTTCCTATTTTTCCTTTTCTTTTATAGGGAAAACAATGCCTTTTTTGATATCGAATCCGTCATGTTCTCGGATATAATTCTCGACTGACTTCGTGGATTTTAGTCCCAAATAGTCCATAAGTTCTTTCGTAGTGACTGGTGATGATCCATCAAAAAGTGCATAATAAGCAGTCTCGAGTTTTTCGTTTCGCTCTTTCTGATTCTGCTCTTTTGACTTTCTGCCCTCTTGGCCTTTTTGCCACATCGGCTTTTCGTCCCCGAGTTGGATATCAGCAAGAACGCCCGAATCGTCCAAGAAATGTACTGGATAACTGAACCACATATTGATCGGCTTGAATTTGGCAAACTCGCGAAGCGTTCCTTCCACGCGCCACGCTGTCGAAATTTCGATCGCATGACGGGCTTGTTCGATCTTATCCGTCCATGGCTTCCGATCTAGGATATTCGGAATGGCTCTTTCAAAGTGTGTCCGCATGATTGCAGCACTTTGGAGATCGTCGAGCGTGACTTCTTCTTGGTAATATCCAAGGTTACACGTTTGCAAGGCCTCTTTGTATATCCTAGTGGCCGTGTGGTTAATACGTTGCGTGATCAATTCCTCCGTGACTTCCAATTCCACCAAGTCGATCAACGCGTCCGGATCTCGAGCGAATACGCCCGAACCGCTGGCCCGGTCCATTGATTTTTTGTTTCCTTGCGAGCCCTTTGAGTGATGGTGACAATAGATCACCGAGCACCCGAGCTCTGTCGCCACTTTATCAAATTGATTCGTAAAGTGTGCCATCTGGTCCGCGCTATTTTCGTCACCGGTCAAGACTTTATAGATCGGGTCAATGATAACCGCTATATAATTCTTTTTGAGCGATCTCCGGATCAATTTCGGAGCTAACTTGTCCATCGGTACAGTCTTACCGCGAAGATTCCAAATATCTATATTTTGTAGACTATTAGGCTGCAATCCCATAGTCTCGTACACGTCGCGGAATCTGTGAAGACATGACGCGCGATCTAGCTCGAGATTGACATATAGGACCTTGCCTTGTGTACAGTTCCATCCAAGCCATTTTTGGCCTTCTGCGATTGCGATGGACATTTCAATCAAACTGAACGACTTCCCGGCCTTGGACGGCCCAGCGATCAGCATTTTGTGCCCTTGACGAAGGACGCCTTCGATCAGCTCTGGCGCGAGCTCTGGGAGGTTGTCCCAACTATCCCCCAGCCCTTCCGGATCTGGGAGATCGTCGTTGAGATCTTCGATGTACTGATACCATTCCTCCCAGTTGCGCTTACCTATGTTTGTATCAACAAGAAATTGTTTCTGGCCGTTTCGCTCGAATCCCGGCATACGGGACAAGCGCGACGGGTTGCGGTTTTGTGTGTCGACTGATATCCCGTTCTTTTGGCATATCTTATATAAATAGTCAACGCGCTTGCGGTATTCGTCGTAGTTGCCCGCGTCCACTTTCACGATCGCGTGTAAGGACTTGTTTCCACTATAAACGAGGGCCACGATAGGCAATTCAAGCTCTTTATAGATCGCGTTTTGTTTCTCAACGCTCATGCTGTCAGACTCAACGAGCGCGTAACGATAATCGGTTACGTTCTCGTTCTTCGCGCCTTTTCCATCGAGCGGATTGAAGCGAATCCACGCGCCCGCTTCCTTGTGATAGTCCCCAAGGACGGCTCCGATATCGCCGTTACACTTGGATAGCTGCTCGATCAGTTGCCCCGCCGTCCGGTCATACGCTCCCTTGGTTGGAAGCCATTTCTCAATCTCGCCCGTTTCGTCGTTTACCTTTGGATAGCTTTCCGTGACATATCCGACGTTTTCGGACGATTCAAACAAGGCTTCGAGGTATCGAATGATCTCTTGCGTCGGATTCCAAATTGACGGCTCATGGATCTCTTTTCCCTCGATCCAGTTCTTATCAATGACGCGATAGTCCCGGTCGATCGTATCGTTCCAATCGAGCTCGTGAGCGCCCTCGCTATCGCTTGAGTATGGATTCACCCAGCCATGATCTTTCGCTAGCTGGACAATCGTCCCACCCGTGACAATCGAGCCCGCTTCCTCATTGAAGGTGTCCCACTTCTTGAAACACTCAAATTTACGGTAACGCGTGTCATTCTGCGACCAATTATCCCAATCCGAAGCGGTATATCCTTCATGTTTTAAGGCCATCCCGACATTGATCCATTCTTGATAGGACAAAATGGCGGGGTTGATATGATCGAGTAATGGCAATAGATCAAAGTCTTTTTCAGTCATTTTGTCCCCTCCTTTTACAATCTTTCAGCAATTGCAGCGATCACATTCACGGTCACGCTATTCCCAGCTTGTTTATATAACTGACTATTAGAGTTGACCTCTTGTGCCTTATCAAAAGCCCAATCTGGAAAACCTTGCAATCTCCAACATTCCCGAGGTGTTAATTTACGAATACGAAAATCTGGTTCTACTACTCCTTGACTTTCACCCGTCAATAGAGTATTGGCTATCTGCTTACCTACTCGCCCTCGTCTCGTTTTTGAGTTCGGGTGTGATAAGTTGATACTATCTCCGACTTCCGCTTCAGCATATCCTTGATTGGTTGCTTCCTTCACTCGGATTTTTGGTTCAAGTCCACCTCCACCATAACAGCGAATTGTAGGAGCTATCCCGTCCGTTTCGTAAACAACTCCGCTTTGATTAAAGTTAGGTTGTAAAACTCCGAATTTTTTAATCTCGTTTGGTATAGCGATTTGTTTAGGTTCTTTGTAATCTCTAGCTAAGAGAGTCCCGACTAAACCATTTGAGTTGTAAACAACGCTTCCAGTCCCTTTCCTTGATCCATTTGGGCTTTTAGTATTGCCAACTATTTCTATTTTTGACTGTTGATTATCAGATTTTGCATTTTCTCCGACGATAGGAAAAACGTTTCTGGTACGTTGTCCTCTAAGATGTCCGATAATGAACACACGCTCCCGATTTTGAGGGACTCCGAAATTTTTGCTGTTAAGCACTTGCCATTCCACATCATACCCGAGTTCATCCAACGCTGAGAGGATTGTCTCAAAGGTATTTCCTTTGTCATGGTTGAGGAGTCCTTTAACGTTTTCAAGGAATAAATACTTAGGTTTGAGAATAGAAGCGAACCTTGCAATCTCAAAAAATAGAGTTCCTCTAGTATCTTCGAATCCTCGTCTAGTTCCCGCAATGCTGAAAGCTTGGCACGGAAATCCTCCGCAGATAACGTCAACGGCTCCAATTGCTCGGACTTCATCGTCTGTGACTGTTGTAATGTCATGTAATTCAATTTCTCCTTCTGTGTTATGGATTGCTTTATAACTAGCCCTTGCGAATTTGTCTATTTCGCAAAAGCCGATACATTCATGGCCGGCAGCTTCCGTTCCTAAACGGAAGCCACCAATCCCCGCAAATAAATCTAAAAATTTCATTTTACCCTTCCTTAATTTGGTAAGTATTCGCTCGCTCTGATCCCGGACGGAATTCTCCATCCGTTGGCTGCGATACGATCAATCATGTTTCTTGCGTTCTCAAAACTCCACATTCCGACATTTCGGAATCCTCGACTTTCGAGGAAGCGAATTTGTTTCGGCGTTGAAAGTCCTTCGTTTCTGCGCTTATTCAAGCGATCAAGTAAGAGATTCGCTTTCCCGGCATTGCCCACTTCGTCGGTGAAAATACCGTACTTCACGAGGGCTTTGAGTTGGTTTTCAGAAGGCGGGGACATTTCCCATCCAAAGTTAGGTACATAATTCGAGAGATCTTCGGCATGGATGGACATTTCAAATTGAAGTGGATCGACGAGCTTTCTCTTACGCTTGCGCATTTCTGCGAGCTGTTTCGCGAGAGCTTCTTCTCGCTCTGCGACGACGTCTTCGGCGCTTTTCGCTTCCATGGCCTCGAGATCGAGCACGACGCCCGTCTCTTCTTCCATGTTTTCGACCATTTTC